TCACTTTTTCTGACCGCCTACCACTGGCACAATTTCTGTTTTCCTATCATATCTTGCTGTTTGGGTTGTATTCTTGTGCCCTGAAATGGCTTGCTTCTCTGCGAGGGTTCCCTCTAAGTCTGATATTCCCTTGGCTTTTAAATCATGAAACGTGAAATCAAAATTCAATTCGGGAAATGTTTTTGCAGCCAATAATTTTGCGTTGCGCCACCGACTATTGAAACCATCTCTTGTGTAGCCATGCCCAGATCGCTGATGCAGTACATAAATACTGCTCACACCTGGAGCAATTTCTATTCCATCTGCAATTTTGATGGCCTGCTGTAATCTTTCCGTCCATGCCTTGATCTGTTTCTTTCCTGTTTTCCCTTGCTGTATAAATACCCCGGCATCTATTAGCTGTGACTTTTTTAAGGAGAGGATGTCTGCTTGCCGAGCACAACAAAGATAGGCGAGTTCCATTGCCGCTTTTACAATCGGCGGAGCTACGTTGTAGAGAGCGCTATATTCAGCGTTAGTGATGTATCGTTCCCTGCTAACCTCTTTAAATTGCTTAACCCCCTTGCATGGATTGCCTTTTACCATTCCCCGCTCATATCCCCAACGATAAACCCGCGATAGGAAAGTTTTCTCTCGGTTTGCCTGTGTTCGACTGGCGATCCCGCGTCTATCCATATATTTCCTGATATGTTCAGGTTTTATGTTGTCTGGTTCCATTTTCCCGAAAACTGGTAATACTCTAAGTGAATATTTGCGGTAGTCTTTCTGCGTCTCAACAGCTAACTCATTAAAATCAACAGAGCGGAAAAACTGTTCAATGAGTTTATTCAAGTTGGCTTTTTCTAATGGCTCATTATTTATTTTTTCGTAGCATGACCATACTTGAGAAATAGGTGCATCCAATGGGCATAGCGATATTGAGCCACCGCGGGCGGGGTGGAATTCATATTTCGATTTTCCACGATACACCCGAGGTGGTAATGCCGTGTCTGCGGCGTTCTTGCGTTTACCGGCCACTGTTCATAGCCTCGAAATTGGGTTCTTCTTTTTCCGACTCCAGCGGCTTACCGCGCAAACTGACTGGATTCAAAAAATGGCCCCAAGTGGTTTTCGGGTGTCCGTCCGGGCGTCGGATAAAAAAGATCCCCGAGCGGCGTAAAGAGTCACATTGTTTGGTTTTGTAGTGATGACCGGTCAACTCAATCATCTCCTCTTTGGTGATTATGTCGTGCTCGTTTTTCATGGTCTTGCCCCTGTATCATTTGGGTTATTGCTCTGTCGGTCGCAGAACAGGCCCGCTGTATATCGTGGTCGGTGAGTTGTTGTTTCCGTACGCTGGCTGATAATTTGCCGATCTTAATATCGAAGTCGGTTAATAGGCGCTTGCCCGGTTGCCATGGCTGCATGGTGGTTTCCCTGGTGTTGGATTTCCACCATGCTAGCGGGGCTGGTTGATTATTTCTGATTATGCAAAATCAATTTTTCGGGTGCTTTCTGCGGTGGAGTGCTGCTAATTCGCACATCTACCGGAAAATCGTAGTGAACATCACAACGGCGATCAGTGTGGATAGTTCCCGTTCGCCCATCGGGGAGCGTGATATAGGACTTTTCACCGCGTTTGTGAGTACGCTTTAGCATGGGTGTTGCCTCAGTAATGCCCCGTTGGTTTGGGGCGTGATGAAATTAGCGAACCTGCAGGCTACGGCTACCTATCTCGATATGCGCACCTTTAACATCAACACCATTTTCAATGGCTTCCTTGATGGCCTTTTTATCGGGCGCTACGGTGGTTTGCACTGTCACCAATTCACTGGGCAATAAGTCCTCATTGTCGATCACCACACTGGCCACACCTTTACGCGCGGTGAATGTGTTATACGGCGTTTTAAGTGTGTTCTTATCTGCGGCCAATAAGCAGTTAAGGACGTACTGTTTGATCGATTTGGCCCGATTCTCGAATGACCTTTTCCGGTCAGCCAGGCGTTTAGCTTCTTCATCACAGGTTTTAGCCTGGCCCTCAAGGTTACGAACAAAGACATAGGTTGCATCCAGCTTATCCGCCAGTGCGCCCTCTAAACCCTCCAGCGTGTCGGCGATCATTTCTGGCGTGAGTTCCTCTGAGGACTCAACCAACTGCTGTAGTTTGAAAAGGTCTGCGGCTAATGCGATGGCTGTATTACTCATGCTGTTTTCTCCTGTGCGTTAAGTTCGGCAACCCGTTGTTCGGTTAAGCGATGTAATGCAAGCAGGCGGCTTTTGAGGTAGTTGGCGTATTCTTTGTCAGCTTTAGCGTCGGCATCTTTGCGGTGTACGTCGATTTCTCGCGTAATGGTGCTATATATCTTATTCACTTCATTGGTGGTGACGGCATTCGAGATGGTATTGCCGACTTTAGTTAATTTATCATCCAGCTCTTTGCGCAGACGTACTGAGTCACCGGCTTTTTCACTGGCATTTTTGATAGCAAACTCAATGTTATTTTCTGCCATATATTCGGGGTTATCGTGCATGCCGAGCCATACGTCAGCGCTAAAGCCCAGCATAGATAGCGCTTTCTTAATGGCGTCCGTGAGGCTTTTTTTGATTACCTCGTTATCAGCCTTAATTCCTTTATTGGTTTTATACATGTAAGGGGTGGCTCCGTAGCTTTCGATCTCGCCACGCACATCTCCCTCAACTAAGTACCAGAATTGAATTTTGATTGAGTGATTCTGTTCGCATATCAATGTGCCATCGGCATCACGAATAAGCCGGTTGCCAATGTATTTCTTGTTATCGTCGTAAATAGCCTCGGACATTGGCGCGCCTGCCAGCATCTTTTCTTCAAGAATGGTATAGCCCCAACCTTCACCGATGGGGCCGAATACTTCCGTGGCCCGCATAAACATATATTCAGCGTTAATGCTGGTAGCGACATATCCCGCACCCTCTACAGGTTTGGTAAAGCGTGGGTCGGTGCGTTGTACCGATTTCCAAATATGCAGGTTTTCTTGTTCCTGAGGGGACTTCTGCGCAATCTCTTGCTCAATCAACCCGGCACGGTGTTGGAACTCATCAACAGTAACTTCTACGCTAGCAACCGTGCTTGGTTGCACCGTATCAATAACCTCTGCCGGCTGCTCATCAACTGAGGCATAAACGCCATAACCCAACTGATCCAACGTCTCTTTAGCCTGTTGTGCGGCATCATCGGTGATAGGTTCCTGTGCAGGTTTTTCCTGTTCTGTTGCAATGATTGGCGGTTTTGTTTCAGTTTCTGGCTGAGAATTGGTAACCAGTGCCAGTTTTGTTTCACTGTTTGCCGCCGGTTGGGCTTCACCACCGACCAGACCATCAATAGAGAACTTACCGTCACCCAAATTTTTAACCGCAGGTTGCGGCCCTTTGACGGCGATACATTGTGCGATAAATTCTTTTCTGGCGGCGGCATTGGTCAGGAAGATAGGTTTCTTTTTACCAACGCGAATGATCTCAAAGATGGTTTCACGCGGAATAGACAATGCATCACTACGAACGCGCAATTCGGTTGACCATTTGCGCCAGGCATCATCATTACTGTCCATCAACTCTTTTGCTTGCTTCATTTCTGCTGAGTGGATTTCCCAGCAGTTAAAATCAGCCGGTACCAAGGCGAGGGCAACTTCGAGATCAAGCGTTTTATATGTGTGTTCAAAGCTGCGTTTAATTGGCGCATCAGGGGTTGGTGTATCTATGCGGGTGACTTTTTTCACCCCGGTTAACTCGTCCCGCTTATTGGGTTCATCAACCCATTTTTGAGCGAATTTTCGAACTTCTGGGAATTGAGGTGTTTTCGGGAATTTCACATTGATAGCGTCGATCAGCTCTTTGACTGATTCTTGGTACATTGCCCCTATAGCCGGTATGCCTGCTAACGCTGTTATAATGGAACGTAGCTCGGCATCACCCTCATCGTCGTTAACCAGGTCATATACCAGTGATAGTTCGTGCGTATCGATATCACGCAAGTCATACATTAGGATTTTGCCGACTTTGACATCGATGCCCAGTTTAGCGTAGTTCACTAAGCCAGAATCATCACCTTGTTCGTCGCCGTCGTTATCATCCTCATCTTCTGGCGATGCCACGGTATTTGGCGTCCATACTTTGCCATCAAAAGTATTCTCCTGTGCGAACTGTTCGTCGAACTCACCAACCACAGGGCGCGGTTGCCCGACGGTATCCTCACAGATTTTCGGATCAGCAAAGTTATCGCCAGCGGCGGGGTAGGCCTCCCATAATTTGGCGATGGCCAGTGCGGATGCCATTTTCTTATTGATGGCTTCCAGCGCTATAACCAATGGAATGGCCCCATTTTTGACAGCCGCTTTTTTCGGCTCGAATAAGCAAATAAATACAGTCATGTTGGTCTTGCCTCTTTGGTTTTTAAACGGTTCTTGGTCTTTGATGTAGGGCTAATTAAAAAGGAATGTCGCTATCCTCAGAGACGTTTGCTGGCGTGGTGTGCTCGATGCAGAGCAATGCCTGAATCTGATCATCAATTAGCAACTGATGCCGATATGATTCCGCTGCGACTCGCTCTTTCTGAGCACGTAGTGAATCAACCTGCTTACCGATGATTTCAAATGGATCGGGTTCGTCGAACGCCAGAGTGATTTCGCGGGTTTCGAGTAACGCATAGGCTGGCGCGGACTGTGACATGTCACTGGTACACACGATAAAGCGATTATCTTTCAATGCTGAATGCGGATTAACATGGATATAGAGCGTGGTGGTTATCTGTAGTGCTGTCATAGCAACTCCTGATATACTAATTTTAAGGTCGATGGCGCAAGCCGTTGGTCTTGCCTCTGTTAACGGGTTGGTCCCCGTTAGCAATTCCCGGTTAACTTTGGTCGGTGATCCGGGGTAAAGAAGCCCACTTCGGTGGGTTTTTTTACGTCTGTAATTTGGTGCTGTCTTCCCAGCTGCCAGAACGTACTAAACCTAAACTTGCGAATCATCCGGTGTTTCGTATGCCACCGGCAGCTACTTCGTGGGCGTCCTGCCTGTTCGCATCGGCTGCTGTGCCGTGTTGATGAGAGAAATGTACCTATGGTTACCTTTTATGTCAATAAGGGAATGTTCCAATAGTTACATTTAGGGGCGTAAAAAAGCCCATCAGGGGGATGGGCTATTGATTACAGGTCTTGGGTGACCTGAACAACGCGACCGAGAATACGACAATTGCCGTTGATTTCGATGGGTTTGAAATTGGGATTTAACGGCATTAGGTATTTGTTGGGGCCATCAACAACTAACTTTTTAATGGTGGCCTCGGAGCTGCCATCAATGATGGCAACTACTATTTTACCGTACAAATCATCAATAGAACCATAATTAGGTTCCACGATAACGGTAGACCCCTCGGGGATAGAGGGAGAACCGTTGGGGTTGGTCATTGACTCACCCCGAACATCCAAACCAAATGCGTTTTCAGAAACCTTCACTGTGGTGTTACACCATCTAAGAACATCAGAAATACGGGCGGCGGAGTAGGTTTCTGTCCAGGCACCGGCTTGAACGGATGAGATAACAGGTATGGCATTAGGCGCAGCGACGAGGGGCTTAATCTTCGTATCGTCAACCTGACGTAAATCTCCGGTACCATAGAGTAACCACTCTGGCGTGCATGAAAGTATTTGCGCCAGCCGGTGAAGATTCTCCCCATCTGGTTTAGTGATTCCTGACTCCCATTTTGTCACTGATACACGGCTCACCCCAATAGCTTTGGCTAATTGGACTTGCGTGAGATCTAGCTGCAGTCTGCGAAGACGGATGCGGTCATTCATTTCATTTTTCATGTAACCAATGTTACGCCATATCGAGGTAAAAAGTGTTTGCATTGTTATGTACCTTTTGTTACCTTTCATCCTGAGTTAAACAAGGAGTTCTTATGAACAAGAAAGATGTCGTCAAGTTTTTTGGTGGGGTAGTGAATACCGCCACGGCCTTAGGCATAAAGCACCCAGCGGTTTGTCGTTGGGGGGCAATTATCCCTGAGAAACAGGCAATGAAGATTGAACGCATGACTCATGGCGAACTGAAATATGACCCCGCTATGTATCGAAGTGCAGCCTAACCAAATCCCACTCACAAATCTGATTATCAATAATCAATTTCCTGCGACAGGAGACGCAACGTGGAACAAGAAATCAAAGCCCTTAAAGCCGAAGTTCAGGCGTGGGCGGCAGAGCGGGGGCAGGAGCATGTAGCTATCGAGATCAGCAGAATGTTTTTCTTGCTCAATATCAACACCGGTTCAGTTCGTCTCACCCCCATTGAAAACGGGCAGGGTGGCGCTGATTGGAAGTCTATTAACAACAACCGGCAGCAGTTATTTCGTTGGCTGCGCGGGGATTCAAAAGCATCAATGCGCAAGGTCTTGGAATTATCACCGGTACTTAAAGCGGCACTCCCGGCAGAACGGCGGGCCAGGGTGAATGGCGAGACCGTGAATTATTTGGTTTCGATTGCCAGCCGAGAGTTTGCCGCAGCAATTAGCGCGGTTCTATTAGATGGCTGTGACATGTCACAAAGAATATCGGGCGCTGTTGCGGCACTTCATGCAATCAGACCACAACACCACCGGCTGACCACCGTATAAAACAGAGGCAAGACCAATGCTTACATCTATCGACAAAATCACCTGGCGCAACGGATTCCGGCTTAACGGCCAACCGGCAAGTATGGCTGACATCGCCCCTATTTTTGCCGGGCGTCAGGTAGCCGCCTATAGCGTGTGGGAGCAGTACGAGCAGAAGAAAGCTGACCTGCGCCTGATGAATCTATCGCCCGACGATTATCAGTCTGCCTGTCGGCAAATAGCCGCAGCACTGGGGATCTGACTATGAGCATGAATCTAATGGCTAAGGCCATGAGTATCAAAGTCGGCAACCCGTTACGTAAATTGGTACTGATAAAATTAGCCGACAATGCCAACGATCAGGGCGAGTGCTGGCCATCGGTTCCCTACATTGCTGAACAGTGTGAAATATCCGAACGCTCGGTACAGAATCATATCCAAAAACTGGTCAAAAATGGGCTGGTTAGGATTGAAGAGCGTAAATCTGAAAATGGCTTAAATCGCTCAAATGTTTATCACCTGCGCTTAAATTCCGCTGGTGCAAATGCTGCACCCTATGGTGAATCTCCTGCACCCTCTGGTGTAAATGGTGCACCGGTTAGTGGTGCAAATGCTGCACCCAGAACCAGTCACTCTTTTGAATCAGTCATAGATCCCAATACACCCCTTACCCCTCAAGGGGGAACTGAAAATATTCTCGCTGACGCTGAAAGGGCATTGGCGTATTACAACCAACTCACTCACACCAGATGTGAAGACCCAGGGCCATTTGAAATCTTGCTGACAACAACCAAATCGCGCAAAGCCTATGCGCTGGTTGATTTGCAATTGGTGACCCATTGGGTGGTCAGCACATGGAAACCCCGTAACGGCAAGTATGCCAAGCCTGCGAATATCTGCCGCGTGAATCGGTTCGATGGTTATCTGGCCGATGCCCGCGCATGGTCTGAGTCTGCAGGGCGGATTGATTGCGATGCGGTTATTGCTGCGTACAACCGTGTGTTCAGCGATGTTTTGCCACTGGCTGAAATCGATCAAGACCGTAAGCACGCCATCCGCGAATTACTCCAATACCTCAAAACCAAAGACCTTGAAGCGTTTCAGGGCTATTTCGAGGCGTTCCGCGAACAGGCTCCGGTGTTTTATTTCGGTGGTGATGATGGTTCCCACTGGCGCGCCAATTTTGATTATTTGATGAAACCGGACGTGTTGAGAAAAACCCGCGATGGTGCGCTATGAAACCTCAAGAGTTAGAGGCGGCAATTCTATCCGGCCTGCTGTATGGCGGCTCAACCCCTGATGCGCTGGAGGTTATTGCCACTCTGCCGGAAGAGGCATTTAGCATCAGGATTTATCGTTCTGCCTATGCGGAAATTAAAAAGCAGGCATTGACCAAAGGGATGATCGATGTCCTGTTCGTCAGTGAGGCGCTGGGCGGTAGTAGTCTGGCTACGTTATCTGAAATTGTCCGTATGCCGGGCAACGTGGCAAACCTGAAAGGCTATGCCGCCTATGCCCGTAAGATTTGGTATAGCCGCACCATGACCGCATTATTTCAGACCGCGGCTGACGGCATCAGGGGGGCGAACAATCAGGAGCAGCGCGATCAGGTGATACAGGGCGCGGTAACACAACTGATCGATATGACGGCAGATAGCGGCGGCATTATCCCGGTGCATCTGAATGACTTATTGCCCGGCTATATGGACATGCTGGATAAGCGCATGAATGGTGAAATTGAGTCAATGAACTTGCAAAGCGGCATAGTCGAGCTGGATGCTATCACCGGCGGCTTTAACCCGCAGGACTTGGTGGTTATCGCCGGGCGTCCGGGGATGGGTAAGACCGAGTTTGCGTTGAAGATTGTTGAGGGGGCTACACAGAACGGCGGTGGGGCGCTGATATTCAGTATGGAAATGGCTTCCCTACAGATGGTGGAGCGTTCCGTTGCCGGGGCCGGTAATTTGCCAGTATCAAAATTGCGTGACCCTAAAACCTTATGTGATGAGGACTGGGCGCGCATTAACTCCGCACTACAGGCATTGAATGGCCGTGATATTTGGATTGTTGATGCCAGCGAACTGACCATCGATCAGATACGGGCCATCGCCGAAACGCACAAGCGCCGGTACCCAAAATTAAGAATGGTGATGGTTGATTATCTAGGCCTTATTACCAAACCCAAGGCGGAGCGTAATGACCTGTCGGTCGGCATCATTTCACGCGGCTTAAAAACACTGGCCGGTCGGATAAACACCCCGATTTTTGCCCTTAGCCAGTTATCACGAAAAGTGGATGAACGGCCACCGGGTAGCCGCAGGCCCATCAGTTCCGATCTCAGAGACTCCGGTTCAATCGAGCAGGACGCTGACAGCATCATTATGTTGTATCGAGAAGCGGTTTATAACGCCGATAGTCCGGCGGCCAGATTTGCCGAGGCCATCGTAACCAAGAACCGATTTGGCGAGCCCGGCACCGTTTATCAGGAATTTAAAAACGGCCACTTTCTGTCGGTGGATCAGTTGGTGGCAAAGGAAGCCAGCCGAATAGCAAAAGAGGCATCAAGGCCAACGGCCAAAGAAAAGAGTTATTCAATACCTAAATTTTAATCGCGCCTGACCAGCGTGTGAACTAACCCAAAGAGGCAAGACCATGCATACAATCAATGAATACATCAATGAAAAACGTCCGGTTATTGACGATGGCTGCGACCACGGCCCGGCAATAATAGATTGTATAAATCAAGCAGCTCGCGCTCGTCTACGTGTTCCATACGTTCCCGCACCAAAGCTGGATAAGGTGGCAGAGCCTGTCATTGAACATGGTGCCATGGTGAAAATCGGCAACCGTATTAGCTATGGCCGCCGCGTTATGACCGGTATTTATGAATTACAGCGCCTTGGTCGTTCCCCGCAACGTATTTCAGTCATGCTAAAAATGCCGCTGGATAGAGTTGAGCACATTCTTAAAGCAGATACCCCGGTAAGACTGGAACTACTCAACAAAGTGAAAGCCGGGCCACTCCCCAGCGAACCCAACATCATGAAACGCCTGGCGGCGGAGTCGAGGGCGTAACCATGGCCGGGCAATCGGAGTATCTCCCGCCCGGACTCCCGTACAACATTTGCCTCTGGCCTCAGGAATACCAAGAAAAGCTAAATCTTGATCTGAGAGCCAGCGGTTTAATCAAAAATCTGTACGAGCGTAGAACCCACCGCGCCCACGTACTGGAAGCGATTGAACGGGTACCGGTGCATTATCGGGAATTTTTTAAACAGCGCTTAAATTACTGGCGTGACCGTAGAGACCACAGAGGCGAGACCAAATGAATATTTCAACCGATGGCATGATTGCTGCAATTCGTTCAGCAGCCGAGAGAGTAGAACCGCGTGAAAGTGAGGTACTAAACAACATTGCTGATCGTATATCGGAGCTGGTGGCATCAGCTAATAAGAACCGGCGTACAGCGAAGCATTATGAGCGGGAGTGCTTGGAGTTGCAGGGGAAATATAATGCGGTAGTTGTTGAGAATGTGGAGCTTAAAAAAGCAATTACCGATATTCGTCGTGAAATTAACATAAATATGGATATCGATATTGGCGATGTGGATGTAATGCTGGCAGACACACTTAGGGTAATAAACACCATCAGTTCACAAGGTGGTGCGCAATGATCTGGCCTACTGAAGTTCAGCAATGCGCCTCGTCAGTCATTCCTGTTCACCCAATGAGTGAGTTAGATCAACAGCAGTTACTGGCCAAAATGAACCAGATGTTTTTAAATCGAGATAATCCGCAGCATATCCAACAGGCGGCTCATGCATGGGCGCGACGTAAAAAAATCACGGTGGCGCGGCCTGATTTACAGGATGGTCTGGTTGTTGTTGGGTTCGCTGGTGGCGGTGGCAGCTGTGAGGGAATCAAGCAAGCATTAGGCTATGAACCACACATCGCGATGAACCATAACCCAGTGGCGATGGCGATGCATGCCATCAATCACCCACGCACGTTGCATTACCCTGAGGATATTTTCAGTGTTGATCCGCTTATCTCAACGGGCGGTTTGCCGGTATTGCTGGGTTGGTTCAGTCCTGATTGCCGCCACTTCTCCAAAGCCAAGGGCGGCACGCCGGTTAAGAAAGAAATTCGTGGTTTAGCCTGGGTGGTGTTGCGCTGGGCGCTGGCAGTACGTCCACGCTTTCTGATGTTGGAGAACGTCGAAGAGTTTCGCGGCTGGGGGCCATTATTGACGGATAGTCAGGGTAATCACCGACCTGATCCAGCCCGTAAGGGAGAAACGTTCAAGGCATTTATTGGCATGCTGGGTACCGGTATTGATGCGAATCATCCCGCGCTGGCCGAAGTGTGTGAGTTTTTGAAGATAGGTATCAATGGCCCTGAGGCGGAGAGGCTAACTTCAGGTTTAGGTTATAACGTGGATCATCGGGAGCTAAAAGCCTGTGATTACGGAACCCCCACCATCAGAAAGCGGTTGTTTGTGGTTGGGCGTTGTGACGGTGAGCCGGTTGTATGGCCAGAGCCAAGCCACGGCGCACCAAACTCTGCAGATGTGCTTTCTGGCATGTTGCAACCTTGGCGAACGGCGGCGGAGTGTATCGATTGGAGCCAACCAACACGCTCTATTTTCGGTCGCAAGAAAGATTTGGCTGATAATACCTTGCGGCGCATCGTCAAAGGGTTGCAGCGGTTTGTTATTGATAATCCTGATCCGTTTATTGTGCGGTTGGGCCAAACCGGTTTCGGTGGCGACCGCCTGCAATATCCGCTAGATCAGCCACTAACCACAATTACAAGCAAGGCCGAGCATTTATTGCTGGAGCCGTATGCGGTGAAGTGCAACCACACCAGCAGCAAAACCAAATATGATTGCTTCCGTGGGCAGTCATTACGTGATCCGTTACAGACCATCACCAGAACTCACGGTTTTGCAATCGCTGCGCCGGTGGTTGTGCGTCAGTTCGGTAACAGTACGGCAAATGATATCAATACGCCTTTGGGTACCGTGACGGCGGGTGGGGGTGGTAAAAGCCAGTTAATCTGCGCTCATCTTGCCAAGCATTATGGCGGTAATTATACCGGTGCAGGCATCGAGATTAACCAGCCATTGCATACTATCACCACGGTTGATCACCACGCGCTTTGTACCTCGCACCTGGTACAACTGCGCGGAACATGCCGCGATGGTAAACCGATCACTGAACCGGTACCGACTTTAACTGCCGGCGGTAATCATGTCGGGATAATAAACGCCTTTCTGACCAAGTATTACGGTACCGGTGGCTCAGTAGAACTCTCAGAACCAATACACGCGGTTACGACCAAAGAGCGCTTTGGCTTGGTGGAAAACAATTTTGATGTTGAACCTCTGACCGACGAGCAGCGCTATAACGCCTGGAACTGTGCGCGGCTGGTGGATCATTTCAGCGATTTACCGGACGACTGGCATTTATTCCCCGCACCACGACCGCAATTTCTATCGGTAGGCGAATACATCATCGTTGATATCTGTATGCGTATGTTGATTGCCCGTGAGCTGTACAACGCCAGCGGGTTCCCGCCAGATTACATTATTGACCGAGATATTGATGGCACCCTCTGGCCCAAATCTGAACAGGTGGCAAGATGTGGCAATGCGGTACCGCCACCCTTTGCCGAGGCACTGGTAAGGGCCAATATGCCAGAGTTGTGTATCTGGAGGCTGGCGGCATGACTGACACCAAGGAACGGGCTGCGGCCCGTAAACGTCTACAGCGCCAGAAAGAGCGTGATAGTGGTACCCATAAATTAATGGTGACACTGGATAAGCAAGAGAAAGAAATGTTACAGCAGAACTGCGCCTTGCGTCGCCCACAGCGTGAACCATATGACATGGACGAATACATCACTATACTAATCCGGAAAGATAATGCTGAGTTGCAGGCGCAGATCCAAGAGCAAGCTGGGCGCAAGTGCAGTAAGTGTGGCGATGCTCTACCGGGTGATAGTCAGGGCTGTGCATTTATAGGTGAAAGTGAATGCTGGCAAACTCTTGGCTGGCATGAGACTAAATTAACTATATAGTGATGCGACATGTCACATAGCTATAATAAATGGAGATAAAGAATGAAGTTTGCGGATAATGAGGATATGAAAAAAAAGATTATTGAAGATTTTGAGCGTCTTCCAAAACAGATATATGTGGATGGAGATTACATTACATTGAATGTTGACTATCCATATCAGATACCTTTGTCTTCATGTTCGACACATGAGGCAATTTTAAGCCATGTTATTCAATTATCCGAAAAGAACTGGATGGACTTAAAATTGATAAATTACTTTATAAAAATTGCCGCAGGTGCAAATAACATCAAGATTAATTTATGATTAATGTTTGATGAGTCTAATTAGCTGATATAATCATTATCGCCAGCCTGAACAACTGGCAACCTAAACGTCGTGCTGTTGTGCCATACATCCGGGGGCGGAAATGGCACAGTATAGTTTTACCAAATCAACAGGTGGGATCTTAGTACCGGCCACGCCGGATGCTGAGGATTTCGTTAAAAACACCAAGCTGGGGACTATTGTCACTGGCGAATTTAAACGTGTGCGTAACGCACTGTTTCACCGTAAATTCTTCTCGTTGCTCAATCTTGGCTTTGAATATTGGGAGCCAAAGGGCGGGGCGATATCACCATTTGAACTTAAATTCCTGCGTGGCTATGTAAGCCAACTTATTTCCTATGTGGGGAATGAGGGCGTACTTTATGAGATAGCTGACGATTATCTGGCGCTGGTGGCCGGTAAACGTGCTGCAAACTTATCTACTGCAAAATCATTCCATGCTTTTCGCCGTTGGGTGACGGTTGAGTCTGGTCATTACGACTTGTTCGAATTACCGGACGGCTCAACGCTGCGCGAACCTCGCTCTATTTCATTCGCGAAAATGGACGCGCTGGAATTCAACGATTTATACAAATCAGTGCTGAATGTGCTCTGGACTTTCATTCTCAGTAAATCATTCAGTCATCCATCCGAGGCGGAGAACGCCGCCAGTCAATTAATGAGCTACGCGGCTTAGGGGGTGTCATGGCTAATTTACGCAAAGAGGCTAGGGGCCGTGAGTGTCAAATCCGTATTCCGGGTGTATGCAATGGCAATCCTGAAACCGTGGTACTCACACATTATCGTTTGGCAGGAACCTGTGGTACCGGAATTAAACCCTCAGATGAGCAGGCCGCATGGGGCTGTAGTGCATGTCATGACGAATGCGACCGGCGCACCCGGTTAATTGATGGCGACACGGCGCGGCTATATCACGCCGAGGGCGTTATGCGCACACAGGACACATTGAGAAAGGAGGGTAAGCTATGAATACTGGCGCATTACGTTTAAATCAAGAGCAAGAGGCATGGCTACAAACCTTACTATCGCAGTGGGGTGCGTGGGTATATACCGGCAGGCTTGAAAAACGGCAGAGCAGTATTATCGCTGAGTATATGGCAACCGTAGAACCGAGAGATTATACCAACCGCCCAATTTGTAATGATGATGATGGCATGTTGATCCATCGTGTGGTTGATATTATTTATCACATCGATAGAAAGGCTTTCGGATTACTACTGAGCCGATATGTGCAAGGTTCCTCTGTTCGCGCGATATCAAAGTATTATCACGGCGTAGCGAAACCCAGAGCGATGGTGAGCCGCGCAGGGTTACCTGCGTTTAGGAAACCATCAGAAAAAACCTGTCGCCGAGAGGTTGAAGAAATATTAAACGCCACTGAGTATTTATTATACCAACCGCTACAAGATGCGCTCATTTGTCGTGAAAATACACGAAAAAGTAAGAAATATAGTAAAACGTGTTGACTTCACCGGGTCAATGGGTCAGTATTTTACTGTACGTTGCTATATGTACGCGTAAATATGATTAACCCGCCATTCGTGCGGGTTTTTGCGTTTTTGCCCTCAATAAAAAAACCGCCTGACCTTTTAGGTCTGGCGCTGAGCACTATAATCACCGATAGCTAACATTCGATGAATGCGTGATAGGGGGTTGGTTCTTTATTTGTGATACTAAGTCTAACAAAAGAACCTACACCAGATAGGCTTGTCAGAAGCTCTTGAATATGACCCTCTGGTATTGAGCAATCATTGTTAAATAGGCGCACCTGCCCGTTTTCTAATGTTTCAATGAAACAAACTATTCCAATGTCCTGTAGCGCTTTAGAAACAACTTGCTCAGAGGCTTTTCTTACATCAACTCTCAAGTTATACATCGTAAACTCCTCATTAACTAAGCTCGTTAGAAATGGGCGACCCCGATATGTATCAGCATATCGGGGCCATTACACCCATGTTTCCGGTCATGAGTATAACCAAGGCCCACCCTGCTAACGTCAGCGGTGGTATCCTAACGGAACACTGTATATATGACCATGAAAAAGTTAAGTTACAAAAATGCATCCCGCGCTGTGGGTAAGCCTGAACCGGTGATTTATGACGGTGTAACGGTGGGGTACGGATGTTCAGATCTGCATGTCGCTACAATCCCTGTCTGGTTGGCCCGTCTGGTTATCATCAACTTTCATTACAGCAAACGCATAGTAAACAACTCATATTTGCACCTGGGTATTTTTTCCGGTCGTGATCTGGTTGGTGCTATGCAATGGGGCTATGCAATGAACCCGAGCAGTGGTGGGCGAGTCGTTGAGGGAACCGGTAACCGGCAATACATGGAATTAAACCGCCTGTGGGTGCATGACGACATGCTGACCAACACCGAATCACGGGCAATCAGCTACGCGCTCAAAACCATTAAATTACTTCACCCCGGTGTTGAGTGGGTGCAGACGTTCGCTGATGAGCGGTGCGGGCGTTTCGGTGTGGTGTATCAGGCTAGCAATTTTGATTATGTGGGTAGCCATCAAAGCACGTTTTATGAATTAGATGGCGAGTGGTACCACAAGATTGCTTTAACCACTAAGGCCAGCAAAGCGGGTGCGCGTGGTTTACATCTGCAGGCCAATATTCACCGGGCGACAGCACATAAATTTACGCAGTTCCGCTATATCAAGTTTCTGAATAAACGAGCTAGAAAGCGGCTCAACACGAAGCTGTTTAAACCCCTCCCATATCCAAAGCCGGGAGGGAACAAGTAGAGCTGCCGGATGGTAGCTTTTTTTATTTCTACTACGCGCCCAACCCGCTGACCGGGAGGGGGAGATCATGAAAATGAGCAATATCGCTTCTAATGCTTCCTACCTGGCGTCGGGTGGTAGTTTTATTTTTTGGGCTAAAGAGCTGATTGCTGGCTTCACCCCTGATGAGTGGACGGTGATTGGTGTGCTTGGTTCGTTATTCTTTATGGCCCTGACATTCATGCTTAATGCTGGCGTCAAAATTTGGGATCGTCGCCACGGCTATAAACCGGATGGTGAGTGATGGCCTCGACAAAAAGCAAATTAAGCGCGGCTGTTCTGGCTCTGATTATGGTTGCAGCTCCGGCCACAGTAATTCTTGATCAGCTATTGGATGAGAAAGAGGGTAACCGGCTTGTAGCTTATCCAGATGGAAAGGGGATTTGGACTATTTGCCGTGGTGCTACTCAAGTTGATGGTAAGCCGGTAGTGAAAGGGATGAAGCTGTCAGCAGACAAGTGCGCTGCGGTGAATCAGTTGGAGGCTGCCAAGGCCATAAGCTGGGTAAAGAAAAATGTCCGGGTACCGCTGACCGAACCACAGATTGCCGGTATCGCTTCGTTTTGTCCCTATAACATCGGCCCGAGTAAATGTTTCACCTCCACCTTCTATAAAAAACTCAACGCTGGCGACCGTAAAGGTGCATGCGCTGAAATCAAACGCTGGGTATATGACGGTGGCAAGGATTGCAATATCCGCTCAAATAACTGTTACGGGCAGATAGAACGCCGCGCGCAGGAAAGCGAACTGACGTGCTGGGGGCTGGATGAATAAGGCCATTGGATTAGTCATTGCAGTGCTGGTGGTGGTTGTGTCGGCTCTGTTCTTTAACAGTTATCGGCTCTCAAATAAGGTCGAAAAAACGGAAGCGGAGCTGGTGGCCGAGCAAGCCACAAACACGGTGCTGGGTAACATCATTGATGCTTACGGTGCTAACGATGCCGCCAACCGAGCAGCCACAACCCGTCAGCTTGAGAACGAAAGGAAGCTACGCAATGCCAGTGAATTACAGGTTGCACGGTTTAAAGCAGCAGCGGCGAGTGATGATTGTGCTATCAAGCCTATGTCTGGCGATGTCATTAACATCATGCGCGAATAA